AAGTACAAGAACAAGTTATAATTTTAATTCTGCAGTAATCTCATATTCAGAAGATAATTATCCTCATTGGATTGATTTATTTGGTATGATGGATTTATCAGCTAAAGGACAACAATTAGGAGTATTAAGATTTTCAAAATTTTCTGATGCTAATGGAGATGACAGATGGTTATTTCAAAACAGTATTGATACTTCTGATGGGCTTGGTGTTCAAGATATGTATAACATACCATAAAACAACAAATAATTAATAAAAATAAATAAATAAAAATAGAAATGGCAAATTTAAGAAAAACAGAACTTGCAACTACTACAAGCATCACTACTACTTATGAGGGAGAATTTGCAGGAGAGTATATTGCAGCGGCTTTACTATCAGCATCTACAATAGATGACGGTGGAGTTACAGTAAAAGCAAACATCGCTTATAAAGAAGTGATTAAAAAATTAGCAACAGGTAGTTTAGTGACTGCAGCAGGTTGTGATTTTGTACCTAATTCATCTGTAACATTAACAGAAAGAATTATACAGCCTGTAGAATTGCAAGTAAATTTACAATTATGTAAGTACGATTTTGTAAACGATTGGGAAGCACAACAAATGGGATATGGTTTAGGACAAACTTTACCACCTAAATTTTCAGACTTTATGATTGCTCACGTAGCTGCAGAAGTTGCACAGAATACTGAATTTTGTATTTGGCAAGGAGATACAGCAGGTGCAACGCATACATCATTTGACGGTTTTGAAAAACTAATTGCAGCCTCTGCAGCGGCAGGAGATATTCCCGCAGGTCAGCAAGTGGCAGCAGTTGGAGGTGGTTTAGATGCAACAAATATTATAGCTGAACTTTCAAAAGTAGTAGATGCAATCCCGTCACAATTATACGGAAAAGAAGATTTATTTATCTACATTGGATCCGCTGCAGCTAAATATTATGTACAAGCATTAGGTGGTTTTGCAGCGAATGGATTGGGTGCAAACGGTGTTAATGCACAGGGTACTCAATGGTGGAACAACGGAAGCCTTACAGTAAACGGTGTTAAGATATTTGTATGTCCGGGTATGTCAGACAACAAAATGTATGCAGCACAAAGATCAAATCTATATTTTGGAACAGGTATTTTAAATGATACAAATGTTGTTAAAGTATTAGATATGGCAGATTTAGACGCTTCAAATAATGTTAGAATGGTAATGCGTTTTACATCAGCAGTACAATTTGGAATTTCTTCTGATTTAGTAGAATACGCATAGTAAATTAATTAATCAATAAATAAAGGTAGGTAGGTTATTATCTGCTTGCCTTTTTTATTTTAAAACAATAAAAAAATGGCATGTAGTATAACAACAGGACGGAAAATTCCCTGTAAATCAGCATTTGGTGGAATTAAAAAAGTTTATTTTTCTGATTATGGGGGCATAGCAAGTGTTACGGTTGCTCAAGGTGGAGAAGCGACTATGAATTTAGGTGGCTCACCTACTCCCGAATGGTATGAATATGATGTAAAAGGAAATTCATCTTTAGAAACTACTGTTACAAGTAGTAGAGAAAATGGAACAACTTTTTATACTCAAACTTTAAATTTAACACTTACATATTTAGATCCCGCAACACAACAAGAATTACAATTACTTGCAGTAGGGAGACCTTATGTAATTGTTGAGGATTATTACGGACATCAATTTTTATGTGGAGCAGAAAACGGAATGGAGTGTACAGGTGGTACAGTCGTGACAGGAGCAGCTGCAGGAGATTTAAGTGGTTTTACAATGGTTTTTGAGGGTATGGAAGAAACAGCACCTTACTTTTTAGAAGCAGGAGATTTTACAGCTGCAACAGGACAAATAGATCCAACAGCATAGTTTTAATTTTAGTTAGTAAATTAAGCACTCTTTATGGGTGCTTTTTTTTTGCTATATAATTTCTACAAATTAGGTAAATATTTACGTTATATATACGATGATTATATTAAACACAAGTGCAAATGCACAAACGTTATCGGTAATACCAAGAGAGTATTTAGTTGATTTTGTTATGACTATTTGTGATGATAGTACAAATGTAATAGAAACTTATAATATTACTAATGCAGTACAAGTAGGTAACTATTTAACATTTACAAATATTTTTAATCCTATATTAGTAGAAAATCATTTTTATGATTTAACTTTGAAAACAGTAGACAGCGTTATTTATAAAGATAAAATATTCTGTACTAATCAAGATATTGATCAAGAAAACAACGACTATTATAAAATAAATAAAGATCAATACACTAATTATAATGGTTATGATAATACATATTTAGTAATATGAAACAAAAAAGAAATAGTAAAGGGCAATTTAGTAAAACAAAAGTTTCGGAGTTTGGTTTTGTCAATTTAGGAACTTATACAACTCCCGAAATTAAAGAAGTAAATGGCGAAGATTATATTGAATATGGTGCAGATAACAATTATTTTCAATATTTAATTGACAGATACAATGGAAGTCCTACTAATAACGCTGCTATTAATGGCATTAGTCAAGCTATATATGGAAAAGGACTAAATGCTACTGACAGTAACAAAAAGCCTAATGAGTATGCTCAAATGATTTCATTGTTTAAAAAAAATGTAGTTAGGAAAGTTTGCTATGATCTTAAATTAATGGGCAACGCTGCAATACAAGTAATTTACTCAAAAGACAGAAGTAAGATTGTTCAGTTAGAGCATATACCTATTGAAACATTACGTGCTGAAAAATGTGATGAAAATGGAGATATACCTGCATATTATTACTTTGAGGATTGGGCAAATATTAAAAGGAGTGACGATCCATTACGCATACCTGCTTTTGGAATGTCAAAAGAGGGCATTGAAATATTTTATATTAAGCCTTACAGAAGTGGTTTTTACTATTATAGCCCTGTAGATTATCAAGGTGGATTGCAATATGCAGAGTTAGAAGAAGAAGTTTCAAATTACCACCTCAACAATATAATGAATGGTCTTGCTCCAAGTATGTTAATTAACTTTAACAACGGAACACCTAACCAACAAGAGCGACAATTAATTGAAAAGAAAATTGCACAAAAATTTAGTGGTACAAGCAACGCAGGAAAATTTATACTTGCATTTAATGACAATAAAGAAAGTCAAGCAGAAATAACACCTGTACAGTTAAGCGATGCACATAATCAATACCAATTTTTAAGTGAGGAAAGTACACAAAAAATAATGGTAGCACATCGTATTGTTTCTCCTATGTTATTAGGTATTAAAGACGGTAGTGGTTTAGGTAATAATGCAGAAGAAATAAAAACTGCATCTTTACTTATGGATAACACCGTTATTAGACCATTTCAAGAGTTGCTAATTGACAGTTTTGACGAAATATTAGCATATAATAAAATTACTTTAAATTTATATTTTACAACCTTACAGCCATTAGAATTTACAGATGTAGATAAATCAGTACAAGATGCAGATACTATTGAAGAGGAAACAGGAGTTGAAAAACGCAAGTTTAGTTTAAAAAAGATTGACGGTAAGGAAGCATACGAAACAAAAGAAGAAGCAATAAAAGTTGCAGAAGAACAAGGTTGTGGTGGTTATCACGAACACGAGGTTGAGGGTGTGATTTATTATATGCCTTGTGAAGATCACGATACTGCATTAAAAAAACCGTGTTGGGACGGTTATGAACAATATGGTACAAAAATAAAAGACGGAAAGGAAGTTCCTAACTGCGTAAAAATGTCAGAACAGTTTTTGTCAGACGAAATGGGCAAAGCAATACTTGATAATTTAAAAGGAGAAACAATTACAGACGAATGGGAGTTAGTAGATGAGTTAAGTGCAGATGAAAATATTAGCGATGAAGATTGGGCAAACATTTGCATAAAAAAAAAGAGAAGTAAACTACAAAAGTTTTATGACGAAATTACATCAAAAAATAATGGTAGTGCAGAAAGTTTTTTAGATAGTGATTATTTTAAAATACGTTACAAATACGTTGTAGGATCTAAAAAGCCAATGGAAGCAGGTAATCAGTCAAGAGATTTTTGTAAAAATATGATGCGTTTGTCAGATGACGGAATTATATACAGAAAAGAAGATATCGATCAAGCAAGTTTTAGAGGTGTTAATAATGAATTTGGTCATAAAGGACAAAATTACTCGCTGTTTAAATTTAAGGGTGGAATTTACTGCAGACATAAGTGGGTTAAATTATTATACAGAATGAAGTCTGCTACAGAGCCTTCTGATAATTTAGATGATTATAAAAGAACAAGAGAAATACCTGCAAAATATGACAAAAACCCTAATGGCAGTCGTGATGCAAAAATTGCACCAATTAATATGCCCGATAGAGGTGCATACCCAAATTAAAAAAATATGGCTACAACTTTATTTATAAATAGAACTGATTTGATCCGTAATTCAATTATGGATGGTAACGTAGATACTGATAAGTTTATTCAGTTTATTAAGATTGCACAAGAGATAGATGTTCAGCAATTAATGGGAACAAAGATGTATGACGGTTTAACTAATGCAATACCTAATATTGACGATCCTACAAATTTAAGGTGGAAAACAGTTTTAGATGATTATGTTGTTCCAATGTTAATATGGTATGCGCAATCAAATTATATGCCATTTGCAGCTTATCAAATAAAGAATGGTGGAGTTTTTAAACATACATCAGAAAATGCTCAATCTGTAGATAAAAACGAAATAGATTTTTTAGTGGAAAAAGCAAGAACAAACGCAGAATGGTACAGTAGGAGATTTATTGACTTTATGAGTTTTAATCAAACTACATATCCCGAATATACAAATAACGTTAACGATGACATTTATCCGAGTAATGATGCAACTTTTAATGGTTGGGTGCTATGATATATAAACCAAAAAAGGCAAACATCGAAAAGTTAAAAGCTTTTTTGAAAAAAATAAAAAAAAAGAAATAATGTTAAAATTTATAAAAAAAGTATTTTTATTATCGGCTCAACTAATAATAAGTCCATTTATGTTAATATACATAGCTTTGAAATGGGTTGTAGATAGAATAAAAAAAATATTTACTAAAAAATAAATTATGAAAAAATTACAATCTTTTTTATCAAAAATACATAAGGATAAACTTTTGCATTTTTTTTATGGAACATTGATAGGTATTCCTTTGGTTGCGTTTACTAATCCTTTAGTAGCTTTGTTTGGCATCAGCATAATAGCAATAGGTAAAGAGTTATATGACGATTTAAGTGGTATTGGAACTATAGATGTATATGATGTTATATTTACGATAATTCCTACAGTTTTAATACTTGTATCAAAATATATTTAATATGTCAAAAATTAGTAAAGACGAATTAAAGTTAATTCAAGAAAAAGATCAGCAAAAAAAAGCAATACTTAATGACATAGGAATTTTGCAAACGCAGATCCATACATTAAATCATATGTTTGCTCAATTAATGCAAGAGATTGAAGAAAACAAAAAAGTTCTTGAAAAGAAATATGGAGAGGTGGATATTGATTTATCAAACGGTAAATTTAAAAAAATATAAATGGATAAAATAAGCGAACATATAAGTTATAAGGAAGCTACATATTCTGCTACTGCAAATAAATTAGGAATAGAAAATGTACCTAATGAAAAACAACTTGAATGTATGAAAACATTAGCAGAGGAAGTTTTTGAGCCATTAAGAGAGTACGTAGGTTGTCCAATAAGAGTCAATAGTATGTTTAGATCTAAAAAATTAAATAGTGTTTTAAAAGGCTCTAAAACGTCATCTCACTTAAAAGGTCAAGCAATAGATATAACAACTATATTTTGTGAAAAAGAAAATTGCAAATCAAATTTAGATATGTTTCATTATATCAGAAAAAATTTAGATTTCGATCAGCTTATATGGGAGTATGGTGTTGAGCCTAAATGGCTGCACGTTTCCTATGTTTCAAAAAAGAAAAACAGAAATCAAGTTTTAGTAATAAAACGACCTAATAAATATTTTGAATATAAAGAGTAATTATGAAAGTTGGAAAATACGAATTTAATACAAAAGAGGAATTTAATATTGCAAAAGAAAGTATTGACACTTATAAAAACATTATAACTTTTATTGGAGTTATAAATGACAAATATAAAGTAGATGTTTTATGGAATGAAGATATTACAGAGCAACCTATTGAATGGTTACCTTTTGCTATTAATATTGAAGATGAGGGTATTCATTTTTTTCACGATTATCCATATTTAGAAAACAAGTTTGAATAAAAAGCATTACAATATTGTTCTTATGATATTAAGTGTTATAGGTTTTATATTAATATTCACATTAGTTGCATCTATAATAGTAGATAGACAATTAGATGAAGATGGTAAAGAAATAATAAGACAAATAACAACAAGTTTAATTGCCATTGTTTCAATGATAATAGGTGGTAATTACTTAAAAGAATAAATATGCCAATACCAAAGAAAAAAAAAGGAGAAAAACAAAAAGATTTTATGATCCGATGTGTACCACAATTAATGAAGTACCACGAAAAATCACAAGCTATTGCAATTTGCTATAAGTCTTTTAAAGATAACTAATAAAAAAATAAGAATGATAACAGATTTTAAAACATTACTTATAAATATAGGAGCATTTGGAATTTCAATGACAAATATAGATATAGCATTAAAAATTTTACTCGTGTTAGTAACAATAGGTTATACAGTACAAAAGTGGTACTTACTAAATAAGAATAAAAATAAGTAATGCCAAAGAAAAAGTTTAAAGATACAAGAGTAGGAAAGTTTTTGGTAAAAACTGCACCCGATATTTTAGGAGTTGCAAGTAATTTATTACCCGATGCAGGAGTACTTGGTATGGTTAAACAACTTATTTCAAATAATAGCGAATTACCACCTAAAGACAAAGAAGAAGCATTAAGACTTATTGATCTTGACATTGTAGAAGCGCAGGAAGTTAGTAAAAGGTGGACTGCAGATATGTCAAGCGACAGTTATTTAAGTAAGAATACAAGACCAATGACTTTGATATTTCTTACAGTATCAATGATTTTTTTAATAGTTCTTGATAGTTTAGATATTGACTTTGGTGTTAATGTAGAATGGATTGAACTACTTAAAAGCCTTTTAATAACAGTTTATGTAGCATACTTTGGATCGAGAGGCGTAGAAAAATACAAATATATATCTGCAAAGCAATAGATTATTCTGTCAAAGTCTTAATATTTATTATATTTATATATTTTTATAGATATATAATTTATTTATTGTATATTTATTTATATGTATTATTAAAATACTAATTAATAAAAAGAGTAAAGTTATAACATTTTTGATAAAAAAACAACTATGGACGAAACTAAATGTCTAAAGATCAGAAAAGAACATTATATGCTATCAATAAGAGGTGTTGTAGTAGGAGAGTTTGAATTAAGTGAATTAAGGAATTTGATTGAAGTTATTGATAATGCCATCTAAAAAAGTTAGCAGGAGTAAACTTGTTAAAAAATTAGATACAGTATTTAGTCAATACATAAGATTAAAAGATGCTGATAATGAAATAGCAACTTGTTTTACTTGTGGCAAAAAAGATCATTGGAAGAAACTACAAAACGGACATTTTCAAAGTAGGAAACATTATGCAACAAGGTGGGACGAACAAAACTGTCAAGTCCAATGTGCAGGTTGCAATGTTTTTAAATATGGAGAGCAATTTGTTTTTGGTAAAAATTTAGATGAAAAATATTATGCAGGATTTTCTGACGAATTATATTATAAAGCAAAACAGATTGTAAAAATTAGCAATTATGAAATTGAGGAAATGATAATTAAATATAAAAATTTGGTTAATGAATTAATTTAATGTATATTTGACAAGTTTGTTACGTTGTTACGTTATGTTTTAAATTGGGTGGTAGAAATACTGCCCTTTTTTTTGTTTATAAATTTGTTTATATCGTTAATATTTTATATATTAGCAAGAACATAAAAATATAAACAATGAAAACAGACTACAAAAATTCAGTATTTAAAAGTCCAAAAGACGAATTAACAAGACAAGACAAAATCTTTATATCTTACGTTTTAAAACATTACGCAAGAAATACAGAGGGACTTGATCAAGATGACGTATTAGAGATTTACGACATAGCAAATAAATTAATATAATGGTAAACACTAACTACAGTAATCAAACGACAAATCAACTACTCACAGAATATCAATATAGAGTAGAAGCCTTACAAAAAAAGATCGAAGAATTAAAGGCAATTCTTGAAATAAACAATTTAATATAATGGAACGAAACAAATTATTAGAGTTGTACAAAAAGTACAATTTAGAAAAATCGGACGTATTTAAGCATCAGCATTTTGTCATAATTACAAGGCAAGGTATTGAGAAAATACAAGCACAAGAAAAAATACTAATCAAATTTGACGTAGTAAAGTGCGAAACAAATTTTGCAGTAGTTAAAGCGACAGCCGCAGTAAATGACAAAGACAAAGATGTTATACAGACATTCGGATCAGCTTACAAAGGTGCTACATTTAAAGAGGGCAACACAAACTCTTGGTACGTAATGGAAATGGCAGAAAAAAGAGCATTGTCAAGAGCAGTATTAAAACTGACAGGTTTTTATCAATTAGGAGTTTTTGGCGAAGATGAGTCAGAAGACTTTAAAAAATAGTATATTTACATTTATTAACTAAAATCAAAAATTATGAGTGCATTAATTAACGGATCAATCAGAGTAGACAAATTGCCAAAAGAGAAATTTATCAGCGGCAAAGACGGAGCAGTTTATTACAATTTTACTATTGCAATAAATGACGATACACGATATGGAAATAACGTAGCGTTTATGGATAGTCAAACACAAGAGGAACGAGAAGCAAAAAAGCCAAAAGATTATTTAGGTAATGGCAGAGTTTTTTGGGTTTCGGACGGACAAATAAAAGTTGCTGAAAAAGAGGAACAAAAACTTGAAGTAGCTGTAGACAGTCAAAGCGGTGATTTACCATTTTAAATTTACAAAGGGTGCTTTAATTAGCACCTTTTTTTTACCTTTACAATAAACATAAATATGACAGAACAACAAAGAACAGAACACAATATGTTAATGGAGTACATAAAAGACGATTGTTATGTAGACGTTGACAAAAAAATTGATTATCCACCTGTAGCAATTTCATGTGGCGAAAAATTAATACAAACAAAAGAAAATGATATATTAGTGCCGATAGCATTAGGAACATACGGAAATTTGTCAGTAGTTACTGCACCACCAAAAACAAAGAAAACATTTTTTGTATCATTATTAGCATCAGCATTTTTAAGCAATTCAAATATATATACAGGCAAAATTAAAGGACATAGAGCAAACGGTCATTTATTACATATAGATACAGAGCAAGGTTTTTGGCATTCCTCAAAAGTATTTAAGCGACCAATAAGTATGGACAAAAATATACCAAGAGATTTTTATCATCATTATGCATTAAGAACTGTAGGATACAAGGAACGATTAAGTTTTATAGAATGGTTTTTAAAAAACGAAATTGACGATCAATCATTAGTAATAATTGACGGAATAGCAGATTTATGTGCAGACGTTAATAACATAGAGCAAAGCAACGAGTTAGTGTCATCATTAATGCGAATAAGTACAAAGTATAATTGTCATATAATAAATGTTATACATCAAAATTTCGGATCTGCAAAATTAGGCACAGGACATTTAGGAAGCGCATTAGAAAAAAAAGCAGAAACAGTTATTCAATTAGAAGCAAACACAGTCAATCCCGATTGGGTTACCGTTAAATGTGGCAGGAGCAGAGGTTATTGTTTTGATACTTTTAGTTTTGAAGTTAATAGTTTCGGTTTACCACAAGTTGTAGATTTTATATATGATCCTTTAGCATAATGACAGAAAAAGTAATGATCTTAATAGCAAAAAAACACAAGAATTGGATTGACATTGTTCAAAGTTTCGGTTGTTCAAAAGAAACGTCAGAGGATATTGTTCAAGAAATGTATATTAAGATGCACCTAAAATTAAAAAAAGGTCTTGATATAATGTATAAAGAAGACATAAACTATTATTACATTTTTAAAACATTACGAACATTATTTTACGATTTAAAGCGCAAAGAAAAAAACATTAAGGTTGTCAATATTGAAAACGCAAATATCGATATGGCTGATGTAGATGTAAATTATGAAAAAGCTTATGAAAAAATTAAAAAGGAACTCGATCAAATGTTTTGGTATGACAGAAAAGTATTTGAATTAATTAATGCAGGAGAAAGTATTGCAGAATTAAGCAGAAAGTCTTATATTCATTATTTCTCGTTGTATAATACATACAATAAAGTAAAAAACAAACTTAAAGACTTATTATGACAAACCTAAATAATAGCGATAATCAAATTATAAAAAAAGCATTATGGACAAATGTAGTAGGAAACTGTATGTCATTAGCAAAAGATTGTTGCAATAAATATAATGGCATTAATGAGCAAATATTTTACTCCTACTATTTAAACGAAACAAACTTTGGTCAAAAGGCATTAGACAAATCTAAAAATATTATTGTTTCACAAGGTATAGATTATAAAGTAGCAGAAGATTGGGTTTACAAAAGAGTTATACACGATACAGTTAATGGACTTAAAAACGAGTACAAAGTTTTAGAAATGCTTAAAAATATAGGTTAAAAT